TTACGGATCGGCGAGGCCATCCGTAACACTCTGAATCCCTACTCTCTCAGGGAATTCTTAGTCTCGTTACAGATGTTACGGATGAATTCTTCTAATTGGAGGATTTTTAGAAAGAGAGGCGATACATGCATACATGTATAGGGGTGGGGAAAGCACAAAAAAGCAAAACAATAGGAAATCATCCGTAACATCCGTAACGCTGGCCTATATCCAACCGGAAATCCCTGCAAGAGTAGCGAAAAAACTGATACGGATGTTCGTAGCTGAATCCGTAACACTGAGAGAAAAGAGCTAGGATAAACCCTCAAATGGACTTCACAGAACAGGAACTTCTTATCGAGCGCCTCGACAACTGGGGCCGGGTGTATGGAGAGCGCAGGGCGCCGGGGTGGCGCTCCTCGCTCCTCGGAGTTTTGAGGGAGGTGGGGTACCGGCAGGAGGCGCCTCAGGAGCCGAAGCAGGCCAATGCAGACGAGAATGATGCGGCTGTAGTGAACGCCGCCTGGGTGGCTATGCGCCAGAGCCGTGAGAAGCTCTTCCTGCGGGATACCTTCATGCATCCGGAGAGACCGCGCTACCGTATCTGCCGGGAAGTCGGGATCAAGGAGCACCTCTATCCGGAGATGCTCAGGCGGGCCCTCAACGCGATTGCGGCGCAGCTCAAACTTGGGTATACTGCTACTTGAAAATTCGAAGTTGGTGCTCGGGTCCATCCGAGCCTTTTTGCACCCGGAAGAAACGTAAAGCCTGATCAGAGATGACCGGGCTTTTTTGATGCCGGAACAAGTAGTGTAGAAATGCATAACATTTGCAAAAATGCTAACCTCATGGTAGAATATTCACGTGTTCAACCAATAGAGGAGATCATGAAGCAAAGTGAATTTCTTCGGTGGCTTAAGTCGAGAGGCGTTGAGGTCACCCACGGAACCAGGCACCTTCGCCTGAGAGTCCCGGGGAACCCAAAAACGCAAACCATGCCTCGACACCCTGGCGCAGAGATGAATGAAAATATCCGCAAGGACATCATTCGCGATCTTGGCCTGAAGGAAGTCTCTAAGAAATAAAACACACCCCGCCTTAGCCGGCGGGGCTTGCCGCATGATCGTATGTCTGACAAATGTCAAATTTCGATTTTCCATGCCGCTTTGAAAAGCTTGAGGACGGCACTGAGATTGTTCGTTGCCGGGATCTGCCCGAACTTCTGTCATATTCCGTAGATGGCGAGCCTCTTGAAAATTGGGCCCGTTATGCCGTCGAGGATTGTGTCGAGTTCCGTATTAAAGATGGAGAACTTATTCCGGAGGCGTCGCCTGCGCTCCCCGGTGAATATGTTGTTCGTCTGAGCGCAAATCAGGTTGCAAAAATTCTGCTTTCAAATGCGATGGCGCGCGATGGTGTTTCTCGCGCCGAACTCGCTAAGAAGGCCGAACTGAAGCTTCCTGAAGTGACGCGGATTCTCGACGTTCACCATCCAACGAAGATCGACCGTATTGAGGCCACTCTTCGGTCACTCGGCCATAGGCTTCAGCTGTCGATTGCCTAAAATCAAACCAGGACCGAACCAGCTTTTCACTTTGCTTCACTGGTTCCTGGTCCTGAGCACAAGGGCTTCTCTCCGGAGAGGCCCTTTCTCTTTGAGAGGAAGGTATGGTCAGAAATTGGGGCGATGTGCGCGAAGTCCTTGAGGACATCGAGCGCGATCGGTTAGAAGAAAAGCTGAAGAAGCTTGACGACAACCTCACCATTGCTTCACAGCTTCCAACGACTGACCCGGAGGCTGTGGCCGCCCATGAGGCAGAGAACCGGTACTACGAGCATCTGCTCATGCTGATTGAAGCCGGACTCGTTCAAGGCGTGAAGGTGCGAACGAAGCCGGCGCCTCCACCGTGGTATTACGACATCGAGTATCCGCGCCTCACCATGGAAGGGCATGACCTGCTGGCCGCTTTGCGGTCTAAGACGGTTTGGGCGGCTGTCAAGGAAAAAGCTTTCAGCCTTTCCATCCCGATCACGATCGAGCTGATTAAGACTGTTCTGTCATCTATTGCAAAGGGGATTTGATGCCGCTGCTGTCTCTCTGCTCCTATCCAGGCTGTCGGCACCCGGTGCCGCGCGGCGAGAAGTACTGCGACAAGCACAAGGGAGCCGGAACCAGGCGCGAGCAGTTGCAGAAGAAGGAGCGCTGGGAACGGCGCTTCCGGAAGAAAGGCTCGTCGGCGGCCAGAGGCTATGGTGCTCGCTGGAGGAGACTTCGCGAGCGCTTTCTTTCAGAACACCCTCTTTGCGAGGAGTGTCTGGAGCGGGGGCGCGCGGTGCCCGCTACGGACGTGGATCACATCAGACCGCATCGGGGAGATGAGGCGCTCATGTGGGATGAAGAGAACCTTCAGGCCTTATGCCACGCCTGCCACAGCCGGAAGACGGCCGCGGAGGATGGTGGGTTTGGGAACGCTACGCGTCAAAAGGCCCCAATCGCTAACCATGGGGTAGGCGGGTCTAAAGTCGATTACACACGCATTCAAGACCGCGCCCCTACCTAGATTTTTACGCGTGCAAAATTTGAGGAATTTCAATGCCCGGCGGAAGACCCAGAAAACCGGATTCGGTAAAGGCCGCCCAGGGCACTCTTCAGCCCTGTCGGTCGCTTGAAAAACTGGCTGCGACGACGACGCCTGAGCTGGCGCCGACCCCGCCGGTTGGGCTGACGAAAGAGGCGCGGGCGGCGTGGAAGATTGCGATCGAGTATGCGCCGAAAGGCCTGCTCGTCGCTACGGACTTCACGGTTTTGGAGCGGTGGGCGAGAAACTACGCGCTTTACCGGAAGCTTGCAAAAGCGGTTGACCATGACGGGACGACCATCACGGTACTGAAGGCGGACGGCTCTACGGAGCTCAAGCAGCATCCGAACGTGAAGAGTCTGGTCGCCGTGCAGGGGGTCCTTGCGGCGTGTGAGCGAGAGCTGGGGTTTACGCCTGCCTCGCGCGCGCGTGTGAGACCCGCTCAAGCGGAAGAGGAAGAGAAGGATGACTTCGAAGACTTTTAAGGATCGAAGATGACGGAGCTGCTGATTTATCTGAGCGCACTGCTCGGCGGGATTCACCGTGTTGCGTGTTTCGGTAGTGGGGTGTTCGCCGGCCTTGGAACAGGCTGCATCCTCGCAGCGAGCTTTCACCCGCTGATGTCCCCGCCCCGCCGGAAGTTCTTCATCCGGAAAGGCTGGAGCTGTCTGCAGCTGACGCTGATTTTTGTTTTTCTCGCCCTGATAGTCCCCGGTGAGGAGACGTGGCGGGAAATGTTTGGGCTCTTCTTGGAGAAGTAGGCATGGAATGGCTTCATCTTGCGGGGGACATCGGGGCAAGCATCGCGATCCTGGTGTGCCTTTACTTCATTTGGGATCTGCGCAAAGAAGTGGAGACGCTCCGGGATCGCATTAGCGGCGGGTCACTCCCGGAGCTCGATACCCTGGAGGGCGGCGAAGAAATGCCGCAGGTAGAGGGCATCGCGTCGCGCGGCGGCAGTCAGGTCGCGAGCGAGAATCTCCCGCTCGGCCTCAAAGGTCCGCTCAAGTCTGGAGCTTCGGCTGATATCGCCGGGGTCCGGGAGCTGAGCGTCGATGAGCTTGTTGAAGCTTTCGGCGCGGCACTGCGCAAGGAACGGGAGATTTATGAGGCCGGCGCTGATCGCCGCCTGGACGATCTTAGAAGCTTCCTCAAGAGGGAAATTCGTTTGACTTACTGACATAAAACCCTCCGTGGGGTGGTTTGTGGAATTGAGACGCCTCAATCATCTCACGGAGGCAGACGCATATGACTGCAAAGAAGACTCGCGATTACTGTGCTATCGCGGCGGACTACGCGGCGCGCGTGCTTGACGGAAGTCAGCTCGCATGCAAGTGGGTCAAGCTGGCGTGCCAGAGGCAGCGCGATGACTTAAAGCGATGGAAAGAGGACGGGCCTTTCGTATGGGACCCGGAGGCGGCATCAAGGGTGTGTCGGTTTATCGAACTCCTGACCCATACGAAAGGGGAGCTCGCCGGTCAGCGCATCAATCTTGAGCCCTGGCAGGCATTTATCCTGACCACGGCGTTCGGGTGGAGGCGAAGAGAAGACGGCGGGCGCCGATTCCGACGCGTCTACATCGAAGTGGCTCGCGGAAACGGGAAAAGTTGTTTGTCGAGCGGCGTAGCGCTCTATTGCCTTGTGGCTGATAACGAGCCCGGCGCCGAGGTGTATTCCTTTGCGACGACGCGCGATCAGGCGAAGATCGTCTTCGGGGACGCGAAGCGCATGGCCGAGATGAATTTGCCGCTTCGGAAGCGCTTCGGCCTTGAGGTGCTTGCGAATGCGCTCTACGTGCCTGGCACCGGGAGCACGTTTCAGGCAAAGTCTGCGGAGGGCTCGACGCTGGACGGTTTGAATACGCATCTGGCCGTCGTCGATGAACTCCATGCGCATAAGACCCGAGCGGTCTATGACGTGGTTGAAACGTCTCTCGGCAAGCGCCGGAGCTCGCTCTTGTGGTGCATCACTACCGCGGGGTTCGGCACGTCGGGCATCTGCTATGAAGTCCGGACGATGAGCACGCGGGTGCTTGAGCGTCAGGCGATAGACGAGACGCAATTCGCGGTCATCTACACAGCGGACGAGGATGACGACTGGACCTCGCCTGAGGCGTTGGAGAAGGCGAACCCGAACTGGGGCGTGAGCGTACGCCCGGAGATGATCTTGTCGCTTCTCGCGAAAGCGAAGGCGCTGCCGTCAGCCATCAACAACTTCAAGACGAAGCACCTTGATATCTGGTGCTCCGCGTCGAACGCGTGGATGGATATGGGGGCCTGGGGTCAGTGCGAGGACAACACTTTGCGGCTTGAGGACTTTGAGGGCGAGCGGTGCATCATCGGGCTCGACTTGGGCTCGAAGAACGACATGACCGCCAAGGTCAGAGTTTTTCCGCTTGAGTCCGACGGTCCGACCAGGTACGCGGTTTTCTGCGACTTCTACCTTCCGGAGAGAGCGGTAGAAAACGCTGTCAACTCTCAGTATTCCGGATGGGCCGAAGAAGGCCATCTCCATGTCACTCCCGGCGCGATGACGGATCTGAACGTCGTCGAAGAGGATCTGAGGGAAGACCTCAGCCGTTTCAACGTCGAAGCCGTGGTTTATGACCCATGGCAAGCGACGCAAATGGCGACGACGCTTTCTGAGGATGACGCGCCCATGGTCGAGTGCCGCATGACGGTACAGAACATGAGCGACCCGATGAAAAGCGTGGAGGCGCTGGTACTGGACCGCCGGCTTTTGCATGACGGCAACCCGATTCTGACGTGGATGATGGGGAACGTCGTGGCCAAGCTGGACGCGAAGGACAACATCTTTCCGCGGAAGGAAAGATACGAGCAAAAGATCGACGGCGTGATTGCGCTCATCATGGCGATGGGAAATGCGCTCGCCGACGATAACGACGACTTCAAGGGTTTTGTGGAGTCGGGTCAGGAAACTTTCTTTGAGTGGTGATGAATGTTTGTAAGGCGACTTGTCAGCTGGGTGACCGGGTGGGGAGGGCCGCTCGGCACCGCGTCCGGGCAGCAGCTTGGCCTGCCGCTGGCGCCGATTATTGACCAGACGAAGCTAACGCCGCCCGATGCGGCGCTGCAGATTTCGGCGGTCTTCGCGTGCGTGGAGATTCTCGCGCAGACAATATCGACGCTTCCGCTTTATGTCTATCGAGATAAAGGCGATGGGCGCGTTCCGGACAAGATGAACCGGCTGTGGCTGCTGCTGCACGAAAGACCGAACGATTGGATGACGCCGTCGGAGTTCCTTTCGGCGATGGTTGTCAATCGCATGCTTCGCGGGAATGCCTATGCGCTCATTGAGCGCGATGGCACCGGGGAGCCGATTGCGCTGATCCCGCTGTCTCCCGACCAGATGGAAGTTTCCGTCGTCGATGGCGGAGAGGTTTACGTTTATTACCAGGATGGCGACATCACGGCGCTTGCGCCCGAGAACGTCATTCATTGGAAAGGCCTCGGCAATGGGTTCCTCGGGCTTTCGAAGCTGGACTTTATGCGCGCCACGACCAATGAGGCTATCCGGTCGCAGGACAACGCGAATTCGCTGTATGGGAAGGGATCGAAGCCAACGGGCGTGCTGCAGACTGACTCAAAGCTGAGCGCGGAGCAGGTTGCGGCGCTGATGACGCGCTTTCAGACGAACATGACTTCGTCCGGCGGCGGGCTGATCATCGCAGACCGAGGGCTCAAGTATTCCCAGATGTCGCTTTCGCCCGCTGATGCCCAGCTCCTCGAGACGCGGCGCTTCACGATTGAAGAGATTTGTCGATGGTTTGGGGTGCCCGGCGTGCTCGTTGGAACAACGGGGCAAACGACATGGGGCTCGGGCATTGAGCAAATCGTCTCGGGGTTCCACAAATTCACGATCGGGCCGCTTTGCAAGCAGCTCGAACAGGCGCTCGAGCGAAGGCTGAAGCACTACGAACCGATCACGATCGAGTTCAAGATGGATGGGCTTCTCCGGACCGATCCGGCGAGCAGAGCGGCCTTCTACTCGACGATGAGCCAGAACGGAGCGATGACGAGAAACGAAATCAGACGCCTTGAGAACCTTCCGCCGATGGAAGGCGGGGACGAGCTCACGGCGCAGAGCAACCTGGTGCCGCTCCGGAAGCTCGGGCAAGTACAGCCGGCGTCTTCGCCGATCAATGGTGAACCCGTGAGGCAGTAAATATGGGAAAGGAATTCAAGAGCATTGAGCTCAAGGATGTCGACCTGAAGTTCGAAGGTGGAGAGCTGCGGAAGTTCAGCGGCTACGCCTCGGTCTTCAATGGTGACGACAGCTATCACGACACGATTCTTCCGGGTGCGTTCAAGGACTCGCTCGCGAAGTACGGTCTGCCGAAGATGTTTTACGGCCACCAGTGGGGACTTCCTATCGGGAAGTGGACCTCGGCGGTAGAGGATGAAAAGGGCCTGCGTGTTGAGGGCGAACTTACCCCTGGGAACCCGCAGGCGGACGCGGTGCTCGCGGCCCTGAAGCACGGAACGGTTGACGGCCTTTCTATCGGCGTCAGCATGCGC